TAGATTTTCTTTTCTTGAATTGGTGTTGGCACATATGAAGGATTGAATATCTTACCTAATTCTTGAGCATCTAATCCAGCATATTGAAGTGCCATACCAACTGCTGGTGTCAATGCACTATACTTTTGCATAGTTAATAACAATACACTTGGTGTTCCAAATCTATGTATATTAGACAAATCAATTACTTTACCAGTATTGATTAAATCATTACCCCATAATCTAAATGCCTGTGTAACACCTGATAAATCATTAGTAGTCAAATCATTGATGTTACTAAAGTTACCAGCCATGAATTTTTTACTTTCATCTAAACTTGATATTTGACCATTTTGTTGTTGACGATAACTATCACTTTGACTAAATGCATTGACAATATCATTATATTGATTAAAGTTACCATTCCACAATTCATAATAGGCTTGACGAGCCAATACTGATACAAATCCACGACTAAAGTATTCATCATAATCAGTCATAGTAATAGTATCGGCAGGTAGATACGCTGCTTTATATGTATCAGTAGTTTTCTGCCAACTATTTTTTCCTGGCCAACCAGTTATATAAGCATAATTACCGTATCCATTAAATATATAACTATATTGCCCACTATTAGGATAATTCTTTGGTGGATAACTATCACTATTTAATGTAGCGCCAGTCCAACTACCATAACCAGGATAACTTGGTTTAAACGTTGTGGGTATACTATTACCTAATGCTGAACAAACCGTACTACCAAGATTAAGTAACAATCTCCATGTACTAACATTAATTTGACCAATATTGGCCATGTTATAAATGTTTGGTAGACTATTAGTTAAAAATTGTAATACATTAGTAGAGGTAACTGAACCTTGAGTATAATTAGTTGGAGTCCAAACGCCTTGTAAGGCACTTGCTACTGGATTTATAGTAAATCCACGATCTGCCGAAATTTCAGATAATACATTTATCTGTAGTGGTGTATAATTACCGTCTAAACTCATGGTACTATTACCGTCCCACAGCCTTGTACAATTTTATGACCACAACTGGTTTGACTTCCTACTCTTACAACTGGAAGACCATCACAGATTACAGTAGAACTTCCATCTACTGTAACGCTTGATTGATGTGGTGGATGACTCTTTTTTTTCCAAGGAGAATGAGGTGTAACTTTACTAACGTGTAATGCTACTGGTTTGCCATCGCAAATAACAGTAGATGATCCTCTCATCAACTGTCCACCTACACTATTCTTATCACCCTTTCTACTTAATGCTGGCATTTTATCATCCTCTCTAGTATTTATACTAGAGAAATACTGGTTGTTGACTGAATATATTGATCAGCAAATTGTTTATCAGTGGCTTCTGCTACTGTTACCGTAGTTTTCAACAATTTAATATCTTTTTCTGGACTAACTGTAAACAAGTATGGCATCAAACCTGGACCCTTAGGACCCATGCCAATCACTTGTGGATGTGAAAGTTTGTAATATGTCGGTGTTTCTTCTGACAATCTAGCAACAATTTCTTCACCACTGGTTAACTTCAATGTAATTACTTCACCTGCTGATACGCCTTTATCTATTAACATTATTGTCCTTTAATATTAGTGTTAAACTCTTCTTCTGACATTCCTGCAATACCTTGATAACCGCCTGGAATGTGTGTAGTACCCTTAAAAATCTGTGGTACTGATCTGTAACCATTCTCTACTAAAAAGTCACGTGCCTCTGATTTCTCACTAACATTAACTGTTGTGAATTCAACTCCACGACTTTCTAGTAATGATTTTGCCATATCACAGAATGGGCAATTGTCTTTTGTGTAAACTGTAATCATTTTTTCTCCGCTTTAATCATTGAGTTTGCTATTTCAGTAGCATTTTTTACAGCGATGATATTGTCAACATCGGGTGTTAAATCAGGAACCATCTTCTTGACTTCTTCATCCGGCAATTTCATGCCAATTGATCCTTCTTTTAATTTGTCAGTATTAAGTGACTCGGCAAGAGTCTTTGCTTTCTTTTCCTTTTGTGGAGGAAGACTAATGGCACATGGACTTGTGATCTTGAAAGCACGATCACGCATCTTTTGAGCCGAGCTCTCTAGATAGTTTGCGAACCAGTCGTAAAATCTGACACGCATACAGTTGTTCTTGGCATTGATTTTCTCAAACTTCTCAATCAAGTTTGAGATAGACTTAACTTCTGGATGAACGTCTTCGCCCTTGCTCATTGGGTCGTTAGAATAACGAGGGTTCTTAGCCATGGAAATTTGGTTACCATAAACATCCTTTTCGTGAGCTGGAATGTGTGTACCTTCTTTAATTCGTTTCAATACTGCTCCCGCAGAGATTTTCTTTGGTGTATAATTAGATTGTGCTGTTTTGCTCATGATTATTTCCTCAATGTGTATTATATACTAGGTAACTCGTTCTTGTCAACATTTTCGGACAAAACACCAATTACATAGTTAGTACTTTCAGTTTCTTGTAATGCAACTTGTTTCTTACCAATATTAACATGTTTAGAGAACCATGGTATAGGACTACTTTTTGGATAACTATTTTGATATTTAATACCAATATCTTTAAGTTTATTGTAAGCAGTAAAGTCAACAAAATCTTTCAGAATCTCAGCGTTCAATCCAATTACAACACCTTTGATGAATAGATAATCGGCCCAAGTTTTTTCTTCTACAATTACTTCTTCATATAAAGCATAAACTTCATCACGACATTCTTCTACTATATCAGCAAATCTAGGATCTTCTTTAACAACTTGATTGATGATCCAAGCGGTCCATTCACTATGTAGAATTTCATCTTGTAAGATCAAACTGATAATATTACCATTACCAATATAAATCTTATTTTCTACCATGGCAAGAGCAGTGGCAAAACTTACCATGAATCTAAATGCTTCCAATGCATAACTGGCATGTAATGCTAACCAAATTGCCTTGATATGTTCTTTTTCATCTACTACTGTACCAGTTTCTTTAAGACAGTTTAATTGATGTAGTTTATCATAGTAACGACCAACACTGGCTGCCATATCTACAATTTCTTTGGTATCATGAATCTTATTGAATTCATCTTTTGGAACACCATATACATTACGAATAATATGACTATAACTTTTACTGTGAATATTAGTTTCAAAAAATGACCAATTACTAACCAATGCTTCTAATTCTGGTATACTAATAACTGGACTGAATACTTGACTTGGTGCACGCCCTTGAATACTATCTAGTGCGGTTTGACGTAATAAATTACTAGTAAAGATATGTTTAATAGCATCATTGGAATCTTTGTGATCCATTTTATCTTTAGTTAATGAGATTTCTTCTGGTACCCAAAAGAATCCACGGGCAGTTTCTTCATACTTCTGAAGTTTCTGATATTTAACTTCTTCAAAACGTTGTACCGTAACTGGACCGGCAGGATCCAAAAACATTGATCGTTTCAAATAGTTGGTTTGTTTACTTAAGTTATATTGTTCTTTACTCATTAATATTTTATCCTTTTTTATTATATGGTCTTGTTGTTTTTCTAACGTATGAGTTAGCTCTTCCTGTTGTTCCCAGAGAGTTTGCTCGACGACATAAATGTAAAAATTAGTAATTCCCGCTAGCAAGAACGATACGGGCTATATGTTCCAATCTCTCAATATGTTCATAGGCTCTCCATGGACTTGTATCAATAGCAACTACTCCATGTCCTTTAATTCCTACTATATCATATGGTAAGTTACCATCACGGTCTATCTGTAATTTTTCTAATGTTTGATCAGCAAGTTCTTGACTAATTGGCGGTACATCACCAACATTAGATGCAACTTTGGTATAACGATTGAGTTCTGGAAAAGAATCGCTGATAGTGCTAAGATCAATGCCAGCGTGCATGGCAGCAATACAGTAAGTAGGATGTACATGTACTACAACTCTAACTTCATCCTTGTGTTGACCCATTCGTTTCTGTAAACCAAAGTGTAGAGGAATTTCTCCACTTGGAATAAGTTTATCACTGATATCAGTATAGGGTAATACTACCCAATTGGTATCTTCATCTGGACGATTTGTTATACCAATTTTCTTAAACTGATCAGGTTGTAATGTTTGCTTACGTACACCACTGGGCGTAATGTAAAAATGATCACGATCATGATGACGTATACTAACGTTGCCATCACGACTGGTAATCCAATTACGCTTATAAGCGTCTACCATTATATCGCATATTGTTTCTAACATTATAGTTTACATGCCTCGCAATCTTCTTCTAACAACTCCACTGGTGGAGTAAATGATATAACATTGCTCTCTGGAACTTCAGCCAATCCAACTTTAGATCCAACTTTGTTAATCAAACTGTAATAATAACTCTTAAGACCCCAATGAATACCTAACATAAGATTCTTGGCAACTGTAGTTCCTGGAACTTTACCACCCTCATAATGTGCGGGATTATAAAATGTATTAGTACTGATACTTTGATCTACATAAGCTGCAATTACTGAGGCTGTCTTTAGATATTCTATACAATCAGTTTGATCCCACATTAACTGATAACGATTCTTTAATCGTCTATATTCAGGAACAACTTGTACAAAACTTCCAGCCTTACTTTCTTTAATACTAATTAGTTCCATTGGCATTTCAATACCATTGGTACTGTTTAATACTACACTACTTGATTCAACTGGTGCCACTGCCATAAGTGTGGCATTACGAATACCAGATACTAATAATCTAGCACGTAATGATTCCCAATCTAATGTAGGAGTAAAATCAGTAAGTTCATTTACACCCACGGCTCTACGTTCCCATGGGAATACACCTTTGCCGTACCATGTATGACTACTCAATGTACAACTACCGCGTTCTTCGGCCAATTCTATACTGGCTTCTGTTAGATAATAGGCTAAATGTTCCATATATCGTTTGACTAATGCCAACGTTTCTTCTTCACCGTATTTGAGATTACGTTTAGCCAAGAAATATGCCAAGTTAGTAACACCAACACCAAGCGGTTCAAATTCTTGATTTGCCAATTTACTTTGTACTGACAAGAAATCTTGATAACCAAGTAGATTACTCAAACTACGAACCAATACACGACAAGCCTTTTTCATATCTTGTGGATTTTTAAACACACCAAGATTGATACTACCTAATGTACATAAAGCAATACGTCCTTGATCATCTTCTAAACGTTGAAATGGTTTAGTAGGTAATAGAATTTCTTGACAAAGATTACTTTGATAAATTGGTTCTATACTACAATCAAATGGTCCCTGATTAATTACATTATCAATATTAACAATGTAAATACGCCCAGTATCAGTGCGTTCTTTTAATATACCGTTCTTAAAGATTTCTTCGGCACTGACCACTTTCTTTTTAAGACCAGATTGTTTTTCATATTTAAGATATAATTGTTCAAACAATGCTGTATCACGATAGTAAGCCTCATATAGATCAGGTACATCATGTGGATCAAATAGCGTGATTTGTTCATCATTTTTATATCTACGCCAGAATAGTTTACTGATTACAACTGAATAATCCATTTGACGAACTCTTGTCTCCTCGGTCCCTTGATTATTCTTTAACACAATAAAATCTTCAAATTGATAATGCCATATAGGTAGTGTGACAGTACAACTTGCATTTCTGATACCACCCTGACTACAACTACGTAAATCACCAAACCATTTCTTTAAGAATGGTATTAGACCAGTATGTTTAATTTCTCCATTTCTGATTGGAGCACCAACTGGTCTAATACGACCAATTTCTAAACCAATACCAGCACGTTTACTGGCATACTTGGCCATCATTTCTCCCGCGGCAAATATACTATCCAGAGTATCATCAGCACTGATAAGGACACAACTCGAAAACTGCTTAGTAGTTGTTCCGAGTCCGGCCAAGACAGGAGTAGCGAGAGTAAAATGACCGTCACTAGCGCACTCATAATAGTCTTTAACATATTTTAACCTTGTTTTTTTATCTTCATTGTGAAACGCTGTGGCAGCTGCTATGGCATATCTAACTTGTGGGGTTTCATAAATTTGTCCCGTACTACGATTTTGTACTAGATATTTCTCACATAATTGAGCAATAGCAGCAAATCCATATGATTCATCTTTACCATGATCAATGAATAATTCAATGATATTCCATTCATCTTCTGTATACCAGTCTAATAGTTCACTGGTATACATACCTAATTCAACATTCTTTTTAACTATTTCATATAGTTTTGGTGGTGTATATGTACCATAAACTTCTTTACGTAACATTGATACACGTTGACGACCAGCCACATATTGATAGTTAACATTATTAATTTCTGGATTTTCACTTTCATCAATTAATTCCACCATAGCTTGTAATAACAATTTGTCAATTACTTCTGTGGTCATATCATCAGCAAATTGAATTTGTGCTTTTAATTCAATCATACTGGGACTAACATTATCAATTTCTCTACATCCGTGTTTTACTTGTCTTTGAATTTTTGAGATATCTAAGGGGACACGTTGTCCATTGCGTTTAATAACATGAATTTGGCTCATAGGATTTATTACTTTATTTTTGCTTTAATGGATTCCAATGATTTGGAACTGATGACTTGAAAATTACTTAGATTACTACTTATGACTGAGTTGGGCCAATAATTAAGTGTATATTTTGGTTTATCCACTAGGACTAAGTAGTGTTCTTCTGCTTGTTCATCTCTGACTAATA